ACCCGAGGGTGAGTCACCACCAAAGAAGGACCGTCATTCTGTGGCGCGGGCTAGGATGGATGAAATGAAAGAAAGGGGTGCGCAAGTAAAAGAAATGGCTGAAAGGATGGGTATTGATTCTAAAGATGCTCAAGGAAAAATTCAAGCCGGTGTAGTTACTGAAGTAAATGGACAATCAACTGCCGATTTCCTAACTTCAGAAGAATTAGAAAAGGTATCATCGGCAAGAGAAATGCGCAGACTGCAGGATCAAGCTGCCGAGAACGCCATTACAAGCGGTGAGTATGTGCCCGTCGGAAACTCTGGAAATACGAAGGCTTCTGTAGTAGAGAATGTTACAGATGATGCAACTAAAGCAACAGCTCCTGGTGCGAATGCGCCTGTTGTCGTGCAAGCCCCTGCTTCTGCTCCACAACCAACGCCGTCAGTGAATGTAGTTGTCTCTATGCCCAAATCTATAGGGCCGCAAGACAGATCCGGTATAAGGTTTATTGGACAACTTAATAATGATTGGTAATGACTATTAACTTAGTTTTTGATTTTTATATCTTTCAACTTTCTCAATAGATTCGTCAACACCTAAAGCAGTTGAACCATGCTCTCTGTATGATTTGTGCAAGTCTTCATATGTCATTCCTGCATTTTGAAATGTATGAAAATGCCACATGTGAGGGTACTGGTCAAGCCACAAATCTCTATTAGCTTGATATCTAGCATATATTTGATGGGCTTCCCATATGTTCATAGTATCGTGTTCCCATATTGTAAAAGTGGGTTGTGTTAGACGATTCCATATTGCGTTTTTATGACTTTCTGGCACATGTTCACCCAAACCATCTTTAGTTGCGCCTAGTGCTTCTAGTGTAGTTTCTCTGAACAAACCAGATTCTTCCCAAGTCTCTTCAAATTCTGAGTAAGTGTTTCTAAGATTTGAATCAGTAAGTCTATGATGCATTTGTAGGGGAAACAAATTTATAGACGGATGTTTAATATTATCAAACATCCACTTTACACCTGCATCGAATGTTTCTTCTGTTTCGTGAGGCAAACCAATAATATAACTAAATGTAGTTCTATATTTACCAAGAGTTTTTAAAAAATAATCTTGTGCATCAAGAATGCCCTGTTTTAGTTTATCAGGGTTCATTCCTTTACCGATCACTTTACCTGACTGGTGATTGAATGTTTCAATGCCGTAATAATGTCCCCACAAACCTATTTTTGCTAGATGTTCCCAATCTTCTGGTCTTGTTGCAAGTAAGTCAGGTCTCACATAACCTTGAATATTTGTTTCAAAGGGAAGTCGTTGAATTACATTGCCAGCACCCTGTAATACAGTGGCTTCTGCATTAGTAGTTTCATCTGCACAGCTATAATCAGTAATACCCCACATTTCATAGTTTCGCAAAAGCTCATCGTACAGATTATCCATGCATCTTGAAGTTTTGCCCTTGTAACCTATGATATTGAAGTAACAAAATTTACACTTAAACTTACAGCCTCGAGTCAGTTCTAATGTTAGATTCTCTCCAGGTTCTAGATAATCTCTTTTTTCATATCTTACTTGAAGGTCATCCATTGGATACGCCGGATGAGAGCTATCACAATTTACAAACTTGTACTTTCTCTCATTCATGTAAAATTCTTCAATCACAATATTACTATGATTTCCTGTAAGCATTTTTAGCAGTGCTAGTATTGCGTGTTCTCCGTAACCAGCAAGATGATAGTCAGCAGGCAACATGTGACTTGTCAAAAGCATTTTACCGCCAGCAACAAGAGTAACATCAGGATATTTTTTCTTGAGCCAATGCATAAATTCTATAATTTCATGTTCTTTGGCTTGTAGACTGAACACTGTACTTACACCTATCCAAACAGTGTCTTTCCTTATTCTTTGTTTAAAGAATTCTTTCAACTCTTCTATGGACCATGCAGGCATAAAGTCTAACACTTCTATGTCCCAATCATGCTCTCTTAGATAGGAAGCAATACGATGGGCACCTGCGGCTCTTTTTACAGAGGCGTAATTAACTGCCTGATGTAGAGGAGTTTCAATAAACCCACCCATTATAATGCCATGCATATTTTACTTCCTAATAGAATAATCCGTATGTGATACACCAAACTTCAAGAAACACTTTGTAAGACAACCAAAGCACCAATACACCCATAGCACCATAGCTACAGCTTCTTATTATATCCAACATAAAATTGTCTCCCTCCTAATTCATAATTAGGAATTATCTCATAGTTATTATCAAATACATCTCGCAATGTAAAGTACCAGTTATTTATTCTGTATGTTAGGTCCACAGTATTCACACCAAGATCAGTCCATGTCCAAGATGCCCACTTGTATTGTAACTTTGCTCTGTATTCTGCTACATAAGGCTGGTCTGAATCTGTGTATCCTAATGTCAACCAATTGTTGTTATACCGAATACCTTGTGTTGTATACTCACCAGTGTTTATAAACTGTGATGTGTTCCAATCATAATTTATGCCTTCTTGGAATTCATATCTAAATGCTGAGAAGTTAGCGTAGCCAATATCCAATCCTATTGACTCTTCAGGTTTCAATCCATGATTAGGAACAACCCAAGCATCGCCTTCAACCTCGTATTCAGTGGGGCGCCTGTATCCTGAGCCTAGGCCCAGCGAAAACTCATCTACTTGTATACCTATTCTTGCCACAGCGTGACCGTCTATTGCTCTTGCTGAAAATTGCAGTGTGTCAGTCGGCTGGTACATCCCATAAAATTCTGTACCATTATTATATGTAACACCTAGTACAATGTTTTCGTATGTTTTTCTTGTATCAAAATATAAATTATCAGCTTTAGATGTATATGTTTTCTCATCCGCAGTATAAAAATCTATATCATTAAATGAATATCCTATTGTAGCGTATTCATTTCTTAATGATATGTTACCTGTTACACCCTGTTGCTGGCAGTCATCAGTTCCCCAACAATCATCATAGTCATAACTATAATCTGTAATTGCTACAGAAACATAATCATCTTTATATCTTGCCGTGAAATTTTCATACAAGTCTCTTTCATTGTTCGTATTCATTACAGAGCCATTATCACCATAAGCATATGCAATATTGAATCTTTGCGTAGACGCTGACAGTAGTGCTGAGTCAGTGCCTCCTCGTACATTGAACCCTGGGGTGATATTATCCTCAATGAAAACAGTCCCACCGAGAGACCCTGAGCCATACAATGTGCTGTTAGAGCCGTGTGATACCGTTACTTGTTCTTGTCCAGTAGGAATGATATGTCCGAAGTCATACCAGCCCGTGCTAGGATCATTGACAGGCATACCGTTGCGATATACTGTGGTGTGAATAGTCTGTGCTCCTCGTTCACGAAAGCCAGAAAAACCTCCCATACCACCTTGAGTAAATGGTTGGTCAATACTGATAGTTTCGATAAGAGAAAAATCTAACTGTGTGTCAGTTGTAATTCTATTTAAGTTAGAACCTAGTACTACAATTTCTTCAATCGGCTGTGCATTTACTGAAGATGCAAGCAGAGCCATAACAAATAATTTTTTCATGTGTTTTTACTGCGATTAGGAGTTAAAAAAAGAGGGGCGAATCGCCCCTCCAAGATCACCAAGCTAGAATTAATCTTCTTCAGCTAGGGAAGCAAAGTAACTCAATGTATCTTCTTCATCATCTGTACTAGACTTAACAGATACAGGACTTGCAGATTTAACAGCCATCAAATCTTCTACATCGTCATCACCCGTCTGTTGGGCAATAGATTCAGCAGTAGTGACTTTTGCACCACCTGTAAGCACCTGATTAAGTTTAGCTTTCAACTCATCATAAGTTTTGAAGTTCTTAGGATCAACCATCTCAGCCAGTGAGTGTTGCTTACCCCAGATTGCTTCAATCTCTTCATCGCTGTTTGCAACAGCACTTGGAGAAGACTCAAATTCAGACTTATCATAGTTACGATATCCCTCAACTTGTCTTGCCTTCAACTTGAAGTTAGAACCTTCCCAGAAATCAAACGGATTTACTGGAGTTTCATCTTCAAACTCTGGTTGCATGACATCTTTAATCTTATCAAAGATTTTCTTACCAAACTTGTAAAGCATTACCTGACCTTCATTCTGAGGGTTAGCAGGATCCTTGATTACAAGAATGTTAGCATAGTAAGACAAACGGCGCTTTTGCTTTCGTGCAATATCTTTGTTTGCTTCTACACCACTGTTCCACAACTCGCTGTTTAGTTCAGACACCGGATCAGGCTGACCCATAGTTGTGAGAGAATTTTCAATGTACCACTTGCCTGTGGGACCTTGAAAGCCATGATTCCAGATGCGAACCCAAGGTAGTTCTTCACCTTTAGGCGGGGCAAGAAAACGAATGATTGCATATCCATTGCCAGCAGAATCTACTGACAGCTTCCATTCATTGCTATCGTTATTGCCTTGTTGTTTAGGGGAATCAATTTTTTCGACCTCTTTCATTAGATTATCGAAAGAGCCTCTTGCCTTGCGCAAGTCTGAAAGTGAATTAAACGACATATTTGTTTCTCCGTATAAGCGTTGTATGTTTGTGTATTGTCCTATATCAGCGGACACTACTATTTATAATGCATTTCACCAGCGATTCTAATTCTATCGCTAATTTGGGTAAATGGACGATACTTCTTAACTAACAAACTAATGTCTTGTAAGAAGATATCATCATTGTCTATATTAACATAATTATAGAATTTGTCAAGTATTACCAGCGTTTCTAAGCAAATCATTTGACCAAAGTAGAGTCTGAATACCAAAGGGTGCTTACCGTTATCAGCAAAAAATGGTGATTCAATATTATCTTTCTCCATCTCATAATCTATCTTTGCAATATCTTGTTCAAAAGTATAAGCGAAATTAGTATTTCTAGCCTTCCATGTTTCATATCTTTCTTTGGATTGAGTATCAAATATACCACCCCATCTATCTCCAGAAACAAAGTTAGCAACTAAAAAATTTATTGCTTCTTTTCTTGTATAGTCTCTAGCAATCTTACGAATAGATAAAAGGTCTTTTCTTTTTAAGAAAGCCTTTTCACTTGCCCTTACTGCTCCCTTAGTTTTTGTTATATCATAGTCTTTTGTGGTGAAGTGAAGTTTAAGTGCTAAATATAAACGATATACTTCAAAAGGTTCCATTAATTTGTCTCATATCCTACTGCATAATTATAATCAACATAATCCTTTTTACATTTGAGACTGCACTCAACCCAAGGACTATTTTTCCAACTTGAAAATAGTTTTTTCCAAAGTTCATGGTTCAAAACATTCTCTAATGAGTTTGTTTTTACAGATAGTTGTTCTCTGTACATAGCAAAGAAACTATCCTGATAATTTATTGTCTTGTCTCCGTCAGTCATTGCAACATAAGGGAAACTTGTCCACGAACAAGGATGTAAAGTTCCGTCAGCACTTAGATACATGCCTCTATTACCAACCAAACACAAAGGTAATATATTTCCTATAGGAGCAGTTGATTGAAATAGACTTTCATTTGTAGCCATGTAATCATCAATAGGCTGTAAACGATCTGTGAGTTTGTCAGTATGTCTTTCATAGCGATTTGTTTTACTGATATATTTCTCATCAGGTTCTAACGGATCTTTGGGACCATATGCATCATATTTGCTTGCAAACTTTGTACTCTTTGTCCATTGTATAGAATCACACCCTACATCTGTTGCAAGATTAGTCATCTCATCAATATGAGATTGATTGAATTTAAAATAGATTGCCGCCCAGACAACAAACGCTTTTGACATGTGACCCATAATATTCATGCCTGTCATGATACTATCCCAATCACTGTTCACTCTATACTTGTTGTTTGATTCGTCATCAAATCCATCAACACTAAAATTTACTGTGTCGTATTCATTCAATGTACGAGCAAGTTTAACCCACCACTCTTCCTTCTTATAAGAGCCATTAGTAATAATGAATATGTGACAGTTCGGCTTTATTCTTTTGATGTATTCGCAGATATCTATTAAGTCTCGGCAATAGATTGGATCACCTATATCGCCACAGAATGTAAAACGCTTCACATTATCTTGAATAAACTTAGGTGTGAATGCGCTCATAAACTCAACAAGCGTCCATTCTTTGTTAGTCCAAGAAGTAGCAGGCAGTTCTGTTCTAGGACAGCGAGGACATTTTAAGGTACACTTAGCACTGATTTCAATGTGCCAGTGATACAACTGCCAACCATAATCATTATTCAAGGAGCAATCCTAATAAAAGTTTCATCACTAAAAATAAATCTATATATTTCAGTCGCCACATATTCAGGACTTAGATGCGGCATATCATAAAGATTATCTATTGGCTTGTGATTAACTTTATGACGGTTATTGTTAAAGTTTGTTTTAGTAAGTCCTAGTCTCACTTCCTTTATAGTGCTTGTAGGATATTCTAATTGTAACATCTCACCAAACTGTTGTAAAGCATTTTTTGTAAGAGAGTATACCAAATCACCAGGATAATATTGATCTATGTTAGTGCTTGTTATGTTGACAATAGTAACATTTTCATTGCTTTGTATCGCTAACTGAGAAAGTCGCATTGCACTAATTAGATTAGTGTTAATGATCTTTGTCCAATGCCCGAACAAATGGTCAGCAAAAGGAACCTTCCCTCCCATGTCATGTCCAGCGCAATTTATTAGAATGTCTGTATTATCAAAAGGTAAATCCGTCAAGAAAGATGCTTCGGGGTAATCTAGATTAGCAATCTCTCTAGTTACTCTGAATACTCGGTGCTCGATCTCTAAAGCATCTGCTAAACATTTACCAACACCACTGGATGCGCCTGTAATAATAATATTCAAAACGGTAACTTCATTGTCTTTTCTTTCATCAAGTTAAGAGATTCTGCCTCCACCTTGATTTTTTCTTTAAGAGAAGGCGTGACTAGTTTTTTGACCGATTCAATTTCAATCTCTTGCTTTACACAATATTCAACCAAAATGTCAATTAGGCTACTATCTGTCTTGTGCGCCTTCTTTTCAATATGCTGAGAAAACTCAACCTGTGTTTTGAATTGTTTCGTTATAAGAAACACATCGGTCACTTTTGACTTATCAGTTAAGTCATTATCTACTACTAACTTATGCATTTAATTTTTTCCATTTTTTAATATAATCTATCACATCAAATTTTCCTTCGATGAATGGTTTGTCGCAAAAAGTTTTTTCTGCTTCACCGGGTTTATCAAATTCATGAATGTAAGGGTGGTCAAACGCTTTTGCAATTTCAAGAATAGTTTTAGGATCGCCCTTACCGAACATGACATAATCAGGACGCTTTGAGGGAGTAAGCAAAAGCAATTTAACTATACCCGCTATAGCATCTGAAACAAAAGTAAAATCTCTTGACTTTCTTCCACTTCCATATATTCTTAGTGGTTCATTTTTCAATATTTGATTTTTAAAACTCCTGATTACA